ACCATTTCGTAATATTCCAAAAGCAAACCTAACAAATTCAATCAATGGTAAAAATTGTGAAATTGAAATTGAATTTGATACAAACAACAAATCATATAAAGTTATTCGAGGCATTAAACCAAATAAATTTGAAATATATGTAGATGGTGAAATGCTTGACCAAGATGCAGCTGTTCGAGATTATCAAGAACAATTAGAAAAGTTTGTATTGAAAATGAATTATAAATCTTTTACACAAATTGTTGTATTAGGTTCAGCTTCATTTACACCGTTCATGCAATTATCAAATAAAGATAGACGGGAGATTATTGAAGACTTATTAGATATTCAAATATTTTCTGTTATGAACAAATTAACAAAAGATAGGCTTTCGACAAACAAAGAGTTGGTTGACGATAAGCGCCACAACATTCAACTTAAACAACAACAATATGTTTTTGAAGAAAAAAGATACAAGGAACAAAAACAAAACAATGAAGAAAAGATAAAACAATATGAAACCGATATTTCTACCAACGAAATTAATATATCAAATCTCACTAAAGAAATTGAGACAATTGGATCACAAGTATCAGCGCTTCAGACGGTTGTTGAAAACCGAATCGAAACAGAAAACCGTGTAAAGAAATTTAATCAACTTGAGGCTCAAATTGAAACCAATTTATCAAAGTATAAAACTGATGTTGACTTTTTTGAACATAATGATAATTGTCCAACATGCCGACAAACAATAGAATACACGTTTAAAGAAGGACAAATTAATACACTTAAAGAAAAAATAAATGAATGTGGTCATGGTTTAACCGAACTTGATAAAAAGGTTATTGAAGAACAAAACAAATTAAATGCCATTTCTGAAAAACAAAAAGAAATACAGAAATTACAAATAAAGATTGCCACAAATTCAACATCAATTACTGAAATAAACAAATATATTAGTAGAATTAAAAAAGACATTGAAGAATTACAAAATACAAAATCAACATCTGAGGCTGAAGAACAAAAACTTAATGATTTAAAATTTGAAATTCAAACTAAAGAAAAAGAATTTAAAGATTTGCTTGAAGAAAAAACATATTATGAAGTAGCAAGTGCATTACTTAAAGACACAGGAATAAAAACAAAGATTATTAAACAATATCTTCCTGTGATTAATCGTTTAGTAAATAATAATTTGGCTAAACTAGATTTTTTTGTAAACTTTACGTTAGATGAAACATTTAAAGAATCAATTAAATCTAGATTTAGAGATGACTTTAGTTACAATAATTTTTCTCAAGGCGAAAAACAAAGAATTGATATGGCATTGATGCTTACTTGGCGAGCTGTAGCAAGACTAAAGAACTCAACAAACACCAATTTATTAATACTTGATGAAACTTTTGATTCGTCATTAGATGCAACAGGTGTTGATGAGTTGATTAAAATACTACATTCATTAGACGATGTAAACATTTTTGTCATATCACACAAAGGCGATATATTGCAAGATAAATTTGAATCAGTAATTAAATTTGAGAAAATTAAAAACTTTTCAAGGATTGTACAATGAGTGACGACAACACTTTTATCATAAACACAGAATCAGAAGAAACACAACCGGTTAAATTAGAACCGTTACCGTTATACGATGATAATCATCCAATGTTATCAAAAGAAATACCTGAATATAAAGGTGTTCTTCCTAATACATATATGTCAAATTTGGTAACTAGATTGAAAATGACAATGAGAAAATTTGGTGGCATAGGTCTATCTGCTAATCAGTGTGGCATATTTGAGCGAGTGTTTGTTATTGGTACAGATGATTATCAAATGGTTTGTATAAACCCAAAAATAATAACAAGCTCGGCAAACCATGTTAAAGAACCAGAAGGTTGCCTCTCTTTTCCCGGTTTATATCTTAAAATAATAAGGTCAAGTGAAATTGATGTTGAATATACCACAGAAAACGGAGAAGTAAAAAAAGAAAGTTTAACGGGTGTTACGGCTAGATGTTTTTTACACGAATTTGACCACATGAACGGTATCAAATTCATACAACATGTTGGACCAGTCGCTTTGAAACTAGCAAAACAAAAACAACAAAAGATGATTAAAACAATAAAGAGACAAAAAAAATAATGAGTTACTCTTGGGATCCAAAAGATGATGTAGAAGTTCAATGGCAAAAATGGTCAGAAGCTAATCCTGTGGCTGAAATGCCTGAAATTGACTTTGAAGATGTAAAACAAAAAACAATTAAAGACCTAGAATTTGTTTCTGTTATGGATGTAAAAGAATATACACTATATCAAAAGTGGTGTGAAGTGCAAGAGCGATATCCATTTGTAACAGTAAATGATTTATGGGAAGGTGAAAGAAAAGTATTAGCTGATGAAAAACAAAGACGAGCTATACAAGAAGTGACCACAAATGTTTGGAATCCAAAAGACTTAGATGATTATGCAAAATTAGAACCAGAACTTATCTACGCAAACAAACAAGATGATTTGCCTGAGCTTTGGAATGTAATACGAACATTCTCATCAACAATGAAAAACAATTCAAACATTGGTCGTAATCTTAATTTTATAGTAAAAGATAAACCGACTAAACAATATCTTGGTGTTATTTGTATTTCCTCAGACTTCTTAGACTTAACACCAAGAGATAACTTTATCGGTTGGAGTAGAGAACTTAAAACGCAAGGATCAATGATTAATCATACAGCAATTGGATCCACAATTGTTCCTCTCCAACCTTTAGGTTATAATTACACTGGCGGTAAATTATTAGCACTACTTTGTTTAGATGATAAAATACAACAAATGTGGGAAAAATTGTATGGTGATAAACTTGTTGGTGTAACCACAACATCATTGTACGGTAAAACAAAGATTGGTGGTCTATCACAATATGATAGATTGACACACTGGAAGAAAATGGGTTTCACAGCGGGTTCGGTTGCGTTTGAGCCAACTCGACCAACAAGAAAACTAATTAATCAATGGATTATGAAAAACCACACAAGAAAATATTTTGATTGGTATGTGGCTAAAAAACCTAGCGGCCAGCCACATAAACGAGACCACAAGAATAGGTCATTACAATTTGCTTATTCACACATGAAAATAGATAAATCTTTAATTCGTTCAGAACACGCAAGAGGCATTTACTTTTCGCCATTGTATGACAATACGGCTGAATTTTTAAGAGGCGAAATAGGCAAAGAAAAATTACAAAAATCTTTTGATACATCAACAGAATCCCTTGTAAATATATGGAAAGAAAAGTATGCAACCAAAAGGATAACCAGTCTAAAAGAACAAGGAAGAGTCTCCAATGAGACTTTGTTCTATGATGATTTAACTGTATTGTCTTGGGACCAAACAAAAGAAAAGTATCTGGTCCAAGTTGGTCGGTAATAATGAAATTAATGCTTGACTTTTAATAAAATATATGTATAATGGACAACATAGATTAATACATCTGCGGAGGGTTGTAGAACATTCTAGTCTCCCCGATTAGAAGGTCAGTGCAAATCTGACACTCCGCTCCAAATTCTTAGTTAAAAATTCCAAAAAAATACTAAAAAGGGCTTGACAAATGCCCATTTTTAGTATATCCTATCCATATGATAGTGAAAAAAAGAGAAAAAATGGACGAGAATTTTTTAAAAGAATCAAAATCTCAACTTGCTAGATTAATGGCAACTGAGAATCTTCAAATAGAACACCAAAAAATATCAACAGCAAAATTTGATGTAAAAAATCGCGTGTTATATCTTCCAATTTGGACAGATATGCAAGGTTTTATATATGACTTATTGTGTGGTCACGAAGTTGGTCACGCATTGTTTACACCAGAAGAAGGGTGGCACGATGCTGTTGTTGATAAATCAAAAGGCAAAAATTACAAAAACTTTTTAAATGTAATTGAAGATGCTCGTATCGAAAAAAGAATTCAAAGAAAATATCCAGGTCTAAAGTTATCATTCAAAAAAGCTTATGCAAAATTAATGAATGAAGACTTCTTTGGAATTGGTAAACGAAAAATCAACAGTTTTCCTTTCATCGATAGATTAAATATTTTTACAAAATCACAATACACCGCTCTTGTTGATTTTAACGCTGATGAATATAAAATGTTAGAAAAAGTAAAATCAGCAGAAACTTGGCAAGATGTTGTTGATGTGGCTGATGAAATTTATAATTATTCAAAAATTGAACAATTGGATTATGAAAGTGAACTTGATTCATATGATTACAATTTTGGCGAATCTGATGATGAATCTTACATGGATGATTTGGATTTGGATTTAAATGAAAATACCATTGAACCTGATGGTGATAGTAATGAAGATGAAGATGAAGGTGAAGATACTCCTTCAAGTTCAAACAGTAGCAGTGAAGAAGGTGATGAAGAAGGTGATGAAGAAGGTTATGGTATAAATCGAAACAAAGAAGATAGGTCTGATATTTTTGACCAAGAATTCGCACCTAATTGCCAAACAGACGAAAATTATAGAAATAATGAAAGCAAACTAATTGATGAAGAATGTAAACCTTATCGATATCTTAATTTACCAAAAATAAATTTTAATAACATATTTACACCAGCTAAAAGAGTGCAAGAGATGTTAACCGAAGATTTTAATAAACAGATTGAGGAAACATGGTTTACAAAAGAAAGTGTTGAAAAATATTATAGCGAATTCAAAAGAAAAAATGACAAGTATATATCATTACTTGCTAAAGAATTTGAAATGAAAAAAGCTGCAAAAGTTTTTTCTAAGAAAAAAGTTTCCAATACTGGTGATTTAGACATTAATAAATTAGCTAGTTATAAGTTTGATGATAACATCTTTAAGAAAGCAATGATTTTTCCAAAAGGCAAATCACACGGACTTATTTTGTTACTTGACTATTCTGGTTCAATGTATGATAACTTGCCTGGTTCAATTGAACAAATATTAATTCTTGCAGGTTTTTGTAGAAAAGTAAATATTCCCTTTTCAGTGATGACATTCAGCAATGACGAGTCTGTTTGGGCTGAAGATAGAAAAAAAACTAATTATGAAATGGTAGAAAGTGATTTGTGTTTTGAGAAAAAAGAAAACAATCTTAAATTTGGATTGGTCCAGTTAAGAGAATATTTAAATTCTGATATGAATAATACAGAATATACACACTCAGTAAAAAATATGATTTTGCTTAAACAAGCTTGGTCTAATAGAAGAAATTGGAGAACATATGAAGAAGATAATGTTCGTGTTCCATCTTTTGAAAGATTAACAAATACACCATTAACTCAGGCTATCTATGCTCTTGGTGATTATACTAATGCTTTCAAAAAAAAGAAAAACATTGATATTGTTAATTTAGTGGTTGTTCATGATGGTGATTCTGATAATATATCAACATACTGGACATTTGGTTTTAATCCTTGGCCAAAAAGAGGTGAAGAAAATAAACAAATGTTTTATCCAGCAAACATGACAGGAGCTAATGAAAACTTTATTATTAAAGACAAAAAAATTAATTTTGAACTAAAATATAATAACAATTGGGATTATTGTTATACATTTAGGGCTGTCGTTGAATGGTATAAAAAATATACAGGTTCAAAAATTATAGGATTTTATATTGTTGAACCATCAGGCAAAAATGTTAGAGATGCTATTCAAAGGCAATATTATGATAAAAATAATAAGACAATAGAAAAATGGGAACAATATAAAGAAATACAACGAATTTTTAGAAAAGAAAAACTATTAATTTCTAAAAAACCAACCTATGATGATTTCTATTTGATTCTAGGCGGCAAAGATTTAACCGTAAATGACGCTCAAATAGAAGTCGATGGTAAAATTACAGCAAATAAACTTAAAAACGCATTTATGAAAGTAAACAAAACTAAACAAATTAACAGAGTTTTAGTTAGTAAATTTATTGAAAAAATAGCGGCTTAATGCTTGACTTTTGCCAAAAATTGTGTTAGGATGGACACATAAGATAGTGAAATAAGGAGAATATATCATGTCTAATTTGAAAAATATAAGAAAAGTTTTTTTAGAAAAACTTATAGAAACCAAAAAAGATTCAATCAGTCGAACTGAACTGAATAAAATTGGTAAAGAAATTGGTCTTAAAAGTTTTGGTTGGTTTACCAAAAAACCAGATAATAAATTGACACGAGGGCTTTATAAAGTTCCAACCGATGTTTCGATTGCTTTACAAGCAGCGGTTTCAATTAAACCAGCAATCAAACCTGTATTTGCAAAAATTATTCCAATGAAAACACCAACAGTTGAAACATCAGGTAACCGAATTGCAAATGTTACAACAGAACTTTCAATAACAAATTTAGTTCCTGATGTTTATGATAATTATGTTCCGTTTGGTAACTTTAATGATATTGTTGCAATTGTTAAATCGGGTAAGTTTTTCCCAGTTTTTGTTTCAGGACATTCAGGTAATGGTAAAACGATGTCTATCGAACAGGCTTGTGCTAAACTCAAAAGAAAATTTGTTATTGTGTCAATGACACCAGAGACCGATGAATCAGACCTACTAGGCAATTATGTGCTTATTGATGGTCAGATGGAATGGAGAGACGGTCCTGTAACAACAGCTGCACGAGAAGGTGCGGTATTATGTATTGATGAAATTGATTACGGCGCTCAGAACCTAAGTTGTCTTCAAAGGGTGTTAGAGGGCAAACCATTTATGCTGAAGAAAAAAGGCGAAATGGTAACCCCATCTCCGGGTTTCACTATCTTTGCCACAGCTAACACCAAAGGCAAAGGTTCTGAGGATGGCCGTTATATGTTTACGAATGTTCTTAATGAAGCATTCTTAGAAAGATTTAGAAATACTTACGAACAAGATTGGCCACCATCCGCTACAGAAAAAAAGATTATCAATGGCGAATTAAACAAATCTGGAATTAATGATGAAGATTTTGCCGATAAACTTGTAACATGGGCTGATGCAATTAGAAAAACTTTTGCAGAAGGTGGTTGTGATGAAGTTGTTTCAACCAGAAGATTGGTTCAAATTATAGAAACATATAGCATCTTTGGTGATAAAACAAAAGCTTTATCATATTGTTTAAATAGATTTGATGATGAAACTAAAATATCATTTATTGACCTTTATACCAAGGTTGATAGTGGTATCTCAATTGACCAAGACCAAGTAACCATGATAATGAATGAAAATGGTGAAATGGAAGAAAACAATAATGAGGAAACGGAAGAAAATTTTCCGAGTCCTCCCTTTTAAGATTGCCTCATTTATCAATGTAATTTGATATAATGGTTACATTCTGGTGGTGTCGCAACACCAGAATGTTTTTTTACCTGCGACAAATACATTATGGAGAAATATAAATGACTAAAGTATCAACTGCAGCTAAGTATAAAATTTTAGGATATCTTTCTAAAACATCTGGATACAATACTTTAACGGTTGCAAAAGCTCAGTCAATGTTTGGCATTAGAAATGTCGCAGCTCGTATCGATGAACTTCGCAAAGAAGGACATGCTATCTACTCTAATTCAAAAAAAGTAAATGGCAAAAAGATTAACTTCTATCGTATGGGCACACCAACACGCAAGGTCGTTGCTGCTGGTGTAGAGTATCTACGCTTAAAAGGTGAAAAAGCATTTGCCTAAAAAATGCTTTAATCTTAAAAGGAGTGACATATATAATTATGTTGCTCCTTTTTTTATTATAATGGAATTATATTATGGAAATTAAAATCGATGTTGAGAAGTTAAAAAAGAACAAACTATTTGTTGCAACACCTATGTATGGTGGCCAATGTTTTGGTCTTTATACAAAGGCTGCTTTAGACTTACAAACATCAATGGCAAAATATGGAATTGAAACCAAATTTTCCTTTCTATTCAACGAATCTTTAATCACTCGTGCCAGAAATTATCTTGTAGATGAATTTTTAAGGTCAGGTTATACACACATGTTGTTTTTGGATTCTGATATCCATTTTCAACCACAAGACATTATTGCACTAATGGCATTAGATAAAGAAGTTATTGGCGGTCCTTATCCAAAAAAATCAATAAACTGGCGAAATATTGCAGATGCAGCTAGAAAACATCCAGACATGGATGTTGGTGAATTACCAAAATTAGTTGGTGAATATGTATTTAATGTTGTAAAAGGCACAAAACAATTTCAAGTTACTGAACCAATTGAAGTGTTAGAAATTGGAACAGGGCATATGATGATTAAAAGAGAAGTGTTTGAGAAAATGTCTGAAGCTTATCCAAATATTCGATATAAACCCGACCATGTCGGCCAGGCTAATTTTGACGGGTCAAGATATATTCACGCTTACTTTGATACAATTATAGACACCAAAGATAGTTATACCGGCGGTGGTTCAGATAGATATCTATCAGAGGATTATATGTTTTGTCAAATGTGGCGTAAGATTGGTGGTAAAATCTTCTTGTGTCCATGGATGAAAACACAACATATTGGAACTTATGCGTTTAGTGGTGACATGCCTGCTGTAGCAAAATATACAGGTAAATTGTAATGTTAATAGGTTTTGTCGGATTTATTGGGTCTGGCAAAGGAACTGTTGGCGATATCTTAGTTCAAAAAGGTTTTAAAAAAGACAGTTTT